CGTTATCCGGGTCAATCCAGTTCACCTCAACGGCATTATGGCGGTCCTTCAGGGCGCTGAAGCTGTAGCGGAACGGCGCGCCATCATCCGGCATCACCACATTACTGCGGTTATAGGTCCACACCTTATCTGATGGTCGGTCCTGCACGAACGTCAGCGTCTGCCCGTTCCATACCGGCATACAGCGCATCGCCGAGCAGAAATCACTGAGCACATCCCACGCCTTGCGCTGTGTGGTCAGGTACGCATTACAGGTAATGCGCGGCTCCGTGCCGCCAAAGCCGTCCGGCACCGACTGGTCGCAATTCTGGCCGATGACATACAGCGCCCATTTATCCACATCTGCCGCACCAAGACGTTTCCCCATGCCGTAGCGCGGGTGGGTCAGCATATCCCACAGACACCAGGCCATGTTGTTGCTGTATGCCGGTTTAAACGTTCCGTCCCAGATACCGCTGTATTGCCGCGTCTGCGGGTTATAATTCGACGGCACCTGCAGAATACGCCCGCGCAGATGATAATTACGGCTCACCTGCTGGCTGCCGAACTGCTCCGAATCCACCTGCACGCCGACCAGTGCCGTGTTCGGGTAGCACTGTTTCACATCGATGATTTCGGTGTATGACGACCAGAGCGTTTTGTTCTGCAGCTGGTCTGTGGTGCTGTCCGGCGTCATCCTGCGCATCCGTATATTGAACGGGCGCGGCGGCAGGTTATCCACCACCACCGAGGCCAGATACTGCGAGGTGGTTTTGCCCTTAATGGTGATGTCTTTTTCCGTCACCCAGCCACCATTACGCTGTATCTGAACCAGCAGGCGAACTTCCGACAGATTCCGGTCCCCCTTTGAGGTGGTTTCCACCAGTGCCTGCACACCGAAGGTAAAGCGCAGACGGTCGATGTTTGCAGACGTGATGGTCCGGGTAATCGGCGTGTCGTACTTCACTTCCGTACCCAGCACCGTCTCGGAGCCGGAGGATTCAAATCCCTCCGGCGGTGTCTGCTCCTGCTCACCTGCCCGGAACACCACCGTGACACCGGAGATATTGGTATTCCCCTCACTGTCCAGCACTGGCGTACTGTTCAGCAGCACACTTTTTAATCCGTCCACCGGACCTTCAACCGGCCCTTCACTGATGGCGTCTATCACGCTCAGCATCTGGGATGATTTCAGGTTGTCCTTCGCTTCGCGCGGGGTATGCCCCTTACTGCTGCCTTTACCCATTCGTCATGATCCATAAACGATAAAACCGCCCGGAGGCGGTTTCACATAAAACATTTTGCATCAGCGACCAATCACCACAACCTGACCACCATCCCCTTCGTCTGCCGTGCTGATCTCCTGAGAAATCACGCGTGACCCCACGCGCATTTCACCGTACAGAACGGGCAGAACATTCCCCTGGGCAACCATGTTATCCAGTGAGGAGAAATAGGTGTTCTGCTTACCGTTATCCGTTGTCTGTGTGCGGGGAGTTCTGGCTTTCGGTGCCAGCATCTGAGCCACACCACCGAGCACCATACTGGCACCGAGAGAAAACAAAATGCCGGTCATACCACCGGCACCAATGGCTGCCCCCCATGCTGCAAGGGTGGCTCCGGCGGTAAAGAATGATCCGGCAATGGCGGCTGCTCCCAGGACAATCTGGAATACACCACCTGACTTGGCCCCGGCGACTCTGGGAACAATATGAATCACAGCGCCATCAGGCAGAGTCTCATGTAACTGCGCCGTTAATCCGGACGTGCTGACGTCCCGCCCGGCAATCCGTACCTGATACCAGCCGTCGCTCAGTTTCTGACGAAACGCCGGGAGCTGTGTGGCCAGTGCGCGGATGGCTTCAGCCCCCGTTTTCACACGAAGGTCGATGCGGCGGCCAAATCGTTGCAAATCCCCGTAAAGGCAGATGCGTGCCATTCCCGGTGACGCCAGAGGGAGTGTGTGCGTCGCTGCCATTTGTCGGTATACCTCTCTCGTTTACTCAGTTGTTCAGGAATATGGTGCAGCAGCTCGCCGTCGCCGCAGTAAATTGCGGCATGATTCGGCACCGATGAACCAAAGCAGCACAGCAGCACGTCGCCAGGCTGCGCCTCTGTCAGTGCGACACGGTAAAAACCAGTCGCCTCCATATTGCCAAGATAGAGATTCTGACCGTTACGCCACCAGTCATCCCCGCGATGAAAATCCGGCATCTCAATCCCCGCCAGATGATAAGCATCCCGGAACAGCGTGTAACAGTCCGTCACCCCGTGCTCAAAGCGACGCCCGGTAAGATGTGGCACACAGCGGAACTTATGAATCGCCCCCCGGCAGACCAGCCACCACGGCAAATCACTCTGCACCTGCAGCCGCCGGTCAGCCTCACTCAGCCAGGGCAGACCACCGGGATGACTGTGGACCAGTGCCACAATCTCACCCTGCATCTCTGCCCGCAGCCAGTCCTCCGGCGACATCCGGAAATACGCCTCCGGCTCACCGGAGATATTCACGCAGGGAAAATATCTTTCCCCCTTCGGCGTTCTCACCACGAAGCCACACGACTCCGCTGGCGCACATCGCCGGGCGTGCGCCAGAATCGCTGATTCTGTCTGTGTCATGGGATTACTGCGAAAGTTTGTTAATGGAAAGGAAGCCGCCAAAGTTGCCGACGTTATTGCGGAACTTACAACCGCTCAGGCATTTGCTGCATTTATCCTTCGTGATATCGGACGTTGGCTGGTCATATTCATCCGCGACAGCCGGACCGCTATAACCGCACTCGTCACCGCGATAGGTCCAGGTGCAGGTGTTGGCCAGCATGATACGTCCCGGAAAAACAGCGCCATCCGTTTCCGTCGGCGTGGACAGTACAAAGGAGGCACTCACCGCGCTCAGTTCGCTGCACTGCTCAATGCGCCAGCGGCTGATCACCTCCTGCTCCGGATCGGCATAACTGTTTCCGTTGACGAAGTTCACCGCATCCAGAAAACGGGCGTAAACCTTACGCCGGACCACCGTTCCGCCGACCAGACTCTGCAGATCTTCCGCCATCCCGGTGACCATACCGTACAGGTTAGAAACCGTCAGCGTGGGGCGCGTACTGGTGCCTTTGCCATTCAGTTCAAAACCGCTCCCCTGAATGGGATACGGCTGATACTGTCGCCCCTGCCAGGTGACCGGCTCACCTTTTTCGTTCTGCTCATTACAGAAAAAATAACGTTCTCCACCGACCTCTGTCAGGTCGATTTCCCAGAGCACCACGCTGGCCGACTGCTCCGCACGGGTGCATTCATTCAGTGTTTCCTGCCGGATATCCTGCATCAGTTCACCACCTGTTCAAACTCTGCGCTGAACTCAACACGCAGCATACTGACCCGCGACGACCATTTTGCGCAGGTCACCTTTATCTGCCGCCACTCATAAGGCGGCGTCCACAGAAAGGATTTCCAGCCCCCGTGCTCTTCCAGAAACGACTCCAGTACCGTGGCCTCCTCACGGGGGACAGAAAGCGTCACGCTGTACGTTTTCAGGTTGGCATTCAGCCCGGCAGGCGCTCGCTGAGAATAGCCATCACCAAAGCGCACCTTTCTTACAGAAGGGACCGAAGCCACATCCATACCGGGTTTCACTTTCCAGCGGAAGGTCTTCATCGTCCACCTCCGGAGAACAGGCCACCATCACGCATCTGTGTCTGAATTTCATCACGGGCACCCTTGCGGGCCATGTCATACACCGCCTTCAGAGCAGCCGGACCTATCTGCCCGTTCGTGCCGTCGTTGTTAATCACCACATGGTTATTCTGCTCAAACGTCCCGGACGCCTGCGACCGGCTGTCTGCCATGCTGCCCGGTGTACCGACATAACCGCCGGTGGCATAGCCGCGCATCAGCCGGTAAAGATTCCCCACGCCAATCCGGCTGGTTGCCTCCTTCGTGAAGACAAACTCACCACGGTGAACAATCCCCGCTGGCTCATATTTGCCGCCGGTTCCCGTAAATCCTCCGGTTGCAAAATGGAATTTCGCCGCAGCGGCCTGAATGGCTGTACCGCCTGACGCGGATGCGCCGCCACCAACAGCCCCGCCAATGGCGCTGCCGATACTCCCGACAATCCCCACCATTGCCTGCTTAAGCAGAATTTCTGTCATCATGGACAGCACGGAACGGGTGAAGCTGCGCCAGTTCTGCTCACTGCCGGTCAGCATCGCCGCCATATTCTGTGCAATACCATCAAAGGTCTGCGTGGCTGCACTTTTTACCTGCGACATACTGTCCGTGGCGCTCTCTTCCCACTCACTCCAGCCGGACTTCAGGCCTGCCATCCAGTTCCCGCGAAGCTGGTCTTCAGCCGCCCAGGTCTTTTTCTGCTCTGACATGACGTTATTCAGCGCCAGCGGATTATCGCCATACTGTTCCTTCAGGCGCTGTTCCGTGGCTTCCCGTTCTGCCTGCCGGTCAGTCAGCCCCCGGCTTTTCGCATCAATGGCGGCCCGTTTTGCCCGTTGCTGCTGTGCGAATTTATCCGCCTGCTGCGCCAGCGCGTTCAGGCGCTCCTGATACGTGACCTTGTCGCCAAGTGCAGCCAGCTGGCGTTTGTACTCCAGCGTCTCATCTTTATGCGCCAGCAGGGATTTCTCCTGTGCAGACAGCTGGCGACGTTGCGCCGCCTCCTCCAGTACCGCGAACTGACTCTCCGCCTTCCACAAATCCCGGCGCTGCTGGCTGATTTTCTCATTTGCTCCGGCATGCTTCTCCAGCGTCCGGAGTTCAGCCTGAAGCGTCAGCAGGGCAGCATGAGCACTGTCTTCCTGACGATCGCCCGCAGACACCTTCACGCCGGACTGCTTCGGCTTTTTCAGTGTCGTTTCATAGTCCTTTTTCGCTGCCGCCATCAGCGTGTTGTAATCTGCCTGCAGGATTTTTCCGTCTTTCAGGGCCTTATTCAGTTCTTCCTGACGGGCGGCATATTTCTCCAGCGGCGTCTGCAGCCGTTCGTAAGCCTTCTGCGCCTCTTCGGTATATTTCAGCCGTGACGCTTCGGTATCGCTCTGCTGCTGCGCATTTTTGTCCTGTTGACTCTGCTGTTCAGCCTTCTTTCGGGCGGCTTCAAGCGCAAGACGGGCCTTTTCACGATCATCCCAGTAACGCGCCCGCGCTTCATCGTTAACAAAATAATCATCCTTGCGCAGATTCCAGATGTCGTCTGCTTTCTTAAACGCAGCCTCTGCCTTAATCAGCATCTCCTGCGCGGTATCAGGACGACCAATATCCAGCACCGCATCCCACATGGATTTGAATGCCCGCGCAGTCCTGTCTGCCCAGGTCTCCAGCGTGCCCATGTTCTCTTTCAGGCGGCGGGTCTGGTCATCAAACCCTTTCGTTGCGGCCTCGTTCGCCGCCTGCAATGCCCCGGCTTCATCGCCGGAACGCTGCAACTGAGCAACATACGCAATCTGCTCCGCCGTCACGTTATGGAACTGGCGTGCCATCGCCGTCAGCCCCGACGTCGGGTCTGTGGTCAGCTTCCCGAAGGCTTCAGCGACCTTGTCCACCTCCACGCCGGATGCAGAGGAGAAACGCGCCACACTCTGGCTGATGGACGCAATCTGAGCCTCACCGCTTACCCCCGCCTTAACCAGTGCGCTGAGTGACTCGCTGGTCTGGTTAAACGTCAGCCCAGCCGCCTGCCCGGCTCTGGACAGGACCAGCATACGATCTGCCGTCAGACCCGCCTGATTGCCGGAAAGGACCAGCGTTTTGTTGAAATCGGACAGGGTTGAGTTGCCCTGATACCAGGCATACGCCAGCGCACCGGTCGCCACCGCCAGCGAGGTGGCCCCCACCATCGGCAGGGTGATCGCACCGGCAAGCCCCCTGAACATGGGGATCATCCCGCCGAAGGAGTCCTTCACCTGCCCCCCCTGTTGCAGCAGGATCAGCCACGGACTTTGCCCGCCTGCAAGCTGCGTGGCCACGTCGGTGAACTGTGCAGGCAGCATACGCATGGCGGCTTTATACTGCCCGACGGAAATCCCCGCTTTCTGTGCAGCCAGCGCCTGTCGGCTCAGCGACTGTTCAACGACTGCCGCTGTTTTTTTCGCATCACTTTCCGTACCGGAAAAATGACGCCTGACTCTGGCCATCTGCTCGTCAAATCTGGCCGCATCCAGACTCAAATCAACGACCAGATCGCCTACCGGTTCAGCCATACCGGACTCCTCCTGCGATCCCTTCTGATACTGTCATCAGCATTACGTCATCCTCCGTCATGTCCGCCACATCCGGGGAAGCGGGGATAACTTCATTCCCGTCCGGGCCAAAGCGGACACCTCCGGCAAGCCCTGCCGCTTTCTGCATCAGCACATCATCTTCAGGCTCTTCGTCAGCCTCGCGCCGGTTCAGCAGACTGAAATCCAGCGGATGCATATCCGGATCGCTGAAAAACAGGCTGAGCACGGTGTACGTCAGCCCGGAAAAGTGCATATCCAGCAGAACATCATGAAAATAATGGGTACTGTAAAAGCGGTGCCAGTCGGCATACTCCGTGGATGACATCCCGGCAAGCATGGCACGCCAGTCGGGTCGCCCCATCTCACGCGCCAGTTTCAGGGCAAAACTCAGCTCACCGTCGAACACTTTCCCGCAGAAACAGGCTCTGCAGGCCCGGCGTCATCTGCCTGTTCAGGGGCATTATTCACCACAAACTCAGACATTCCGGACAGCCGGTACACCACGTTTTCAGCCTGAGCAATTGCCTCCGTGGGCCAGGTGGTAAGCACTTCCTGCTCAATCTGCGTAATGGCTTCATTCATGGACGGCAGTTTTGTCTTCTGCGGATGGTTATGCCACAGAGACATCGCCACCAGAAACGCCCCGCTTCTGATAAGATCCTCTACAGACACCTGCAGGTTGCCACTGGATTCAGCCTTTTTTTCCTGCTCTTTCAACCAGGCGAGATGCTCAATACGCTGCAGGGCTGACAGTTCAGAAAGCGTGACGGTCACGCCGTTATATTCAAATGATTCGGTTTTCAGGAACATCGCTGACTCTCCGGATTAACTGGCGGTGACGGTGATTTCTGCAACCGCAGCAAACTCACCATTACCGGATACAACCGGAATGTTGACCTTGCCTGCAGCAACGCCGTTCACGGTGATGGTCATACCACTGACCGACACGGTGGCTTTTGTTTTATCCGCAGACACCGCACGGAAGCTCTTGTCGGTTACACCTTCCGGCTGGAATGCCACGGTCAGCGTGGTGCTCTGCCCTTTCACTACGGAAGCACTGGCTGGCGTTACCGTCATGCCGGTTGCTGCCGTCACCGTACTGCGATCTTCAGCCATCGACGGGCGTCCCACATTGGTGACCTTCACCGTGCGGGTGATCACTTCCTTCGCCGTCACCGCTTTACCGATACTGCTGACCCAGCCGCGGAACACATCGACCGTGCCGTTCGGGAAGCGGATTTTATAGGCACGGGTATCACCTTCATTAAACCACGCCAGCAGCGCCTGCTGCCCCTGCTCTCCGGGCATCCACGCCAGCGTGAAGCTGGTATCTCCGGCTGATTTCTGCCCCTGCCCGGTCGCAGTCCAGTCCGCATCTTCATCATCGAGATAGCTGTCGTCATAGGACTCAGCGGTCAGTTCGCCGGGTGTCAGGTCTTTAACTTTTGCCAGACGCGACCAGTCAACGTCTGAAAGCGGGTTCGCATAAGGGTCACCGTTCCCCTTATAAACCCACAGTGTGGTCCCGGCACCTTTCACCGGCATTGTTGGATTTGGTACAGGCATAGCGTCCTCACATTTCATAGGTAATGACATACGTCAGATCGGCTGAACTCCACAGGCCCGCATCATCGTCGCGCCGGTAGTCATAGCCACTGGCCACCATACTGGTGATCAAATCTGACAGTGCCGGGATATCGCTCATCACCGGATAAATCCGGGACTCCATCCACGAATCCAGCTCTGAATCCGGCACCTGAGCAGGCAGGAAAACTTCAATATGCAGCTCCGCCTGCCAGGTATCGCTGTCCAGCTCTTCGCCCGTGTATTCAGCGCCGGTGAGATAAACGGCAATTGCCGGAAAATCTTCCTCATCAAAAACAGCGGGGCGACCATCAAAAAGCGTCGCCCCGGTGTCATGCTTCTCCAGTGCATCCAGTACGGCTGCACGGAGTTCAGTATGTTTCATCGCTTTATTACCATTCTCAGTTGATGCTGCAGCGCATAGCCCAGCTCTTTCGGAAGACGCTCACGCCGTATCCGTTCAATATTCTGTTTAAACGCCGTGGTCAGCGGCACCGCCATCGGGATTTTCACCACATCAATGGGGTAACGGTTTTTCCCGGCCACACGCTGCATAACATGCCACCTGCCATTTTTCAGTTGCTGAATAAACGCGCCGGGAATACGACGGTTTCCCACCACAAGCACGCTGCCGCCACCTTTCAGGGATGAACGCTGCCCCTTTTTACGACGCCTGCGTCGGGACAGGACAACCCGCGCGTTACCCAGCTTGATTACGGGCAAATCCCCCCGGTTAACTTTGATTCTGGCCTGCGGATTTTTGACCGTGGCCCTTTTCAGCCTGGCCCTTTCCTTTACCAGTTTCCGGCGTACCTTTGTCTCACGGGCAACCTGTGACGCAGACTGCGATATCGCGGATGAAGCAACGCGGTTAATGGCCATTGCGGCGGCACCGGGCACCGCCGTTTTGCTGATACGGCTGAGGTTTTCAACGGCCTGCTCAAGACCTTTTATGGCCATACATCCCCCTTTCAGCGGCGACGGTTAACGGCAGGCGGCACGCCACGCCCAAGCCAGAGATGACAGCTTCCGCCATCATCCGGCGAAACCCGGTCTACCCAGAAGTTTTCCTCACCGATGGTCAGCGTGTCGCCGCGCCGCAGCTGCCGTACCTCATCAGTCCGGACAAACAGGGACGGGCTGGAACCTTCAACGCGCACGCCCTGTCCGGCATAGCTGATATTTTCAGGGTCATCAAAAACACCACGTATCACAGCACCGGACTGCTCACCGGATGTAATGGTGGCTGACGTTCCCATGTACCCGCGTATCGTTTCATCGGCGCGGGCAATGGCAGCATCGAACAGGTTATCGAAATCAGCCACAGCGCCTCCCGTTATTGCATTCTGGCCAGGCCGCGTTCTGTCATTTCGGTTGCCACACCGGCAGAGACACGGAACGCCGTTCCCGGCATCACAAATGCCACAGGTTCATCCCGGATGGCGTGAAGTGCATCAGTATGCAGCGTCACCAGTGCCACAACGGTGACCAGATCAGCCGCATCCTGAATCACGGTATCCGGCTGCGCTGATACAGCCTCATTTTCATGCCCGGTCAGCACATTTTCCGGGCTGAGAGGGGTGTCCTGACCGGCAGTGTCATCCGTGTCATCAAGCTCCTCTTCCAGCTCTGCCACACGGAGCGCCAGTTCTTCTTTCGTCCCCGTCAGGCTGACATCACGGTTCAGTTGCTCACCCAACGAGCGGAGGCGGGCAATCAGTTCATCTTTCGTCATGGACTCCTCCACAGAGAGAAAATGGCCCCGAAGGGCCATGATTACGCCAGTTGTACGGACACGAACTCATCAGGGTCAGCCAGCAGCATCAGCGGTGCTGACTGAATCATGGTGAACTCACGCGCCGGATCGCCGGTGGTCACCCAGTTTTTCGGGTAACGGGCAGAGGCGTTAATGCCTTCGCGCTGTGCGTCCGCATCCTGAATACAGCCATAGGTACGCAGACCGCGTGCCTGAGTGTTCCCCAGCACCATCGTGTTGTCCGGCAGGAAGTTCTTTTTGACACCGTTTTCCACGTACTGTCCGGAATACACGACGATGGCAACATCGCCATACATCCCCTTATAGGACACCGCTTTACCCAGGTCTTTCACCGCTGTCTCCAGCTCGGAATTAGAGCCACGACGGGTATCCAGCTTCTCCTTGACGGCTTTGAAGGAACGGAACAGCGCCCAGCCTTTCGGATCAAACACGATGATATTCACCACACCGCTGGCGTTCAGCGCGTAGGCTTCGATATCGTCGGTCGGGTCATACGTGGACTTGTCACGCTTGCTCCACTCCGTGCCGCCGGACTGCGTGATGTTATTCGCCGCACTGCGGCCCATATCCACCTCAACCGGATCGAAGGCTTCACCGGTCATGGTGTATTTGCCCTTAAGCACGGCAGAAACTGCCTGCATCTCTTCGACCTGGGCAATGGCCAGCTCTTCGTCACGCATGTTCTGCATAATGATGCGACGGCGGCGGTAAGCCGGGTCCGCCAGATTCTGCGGATCTTCATCCGGCAGGCGACGCAGGGTCATCTGCGGATTCACTTCATGCTTGGGTTTGACATATCCCGGCGTAAATTCAGAGGTGGAGCCGCCACGGGAGCGGATAACCTCACCGGAAACAATCGGCGAAACGTACAGCGCCATGTTTACCAGTCCCGGAATTTGTGAGAGATAGACTTTCTCCGTGGTGAAGGGATAGCTCTCACGGAAAAAGAGACGCAGAAACAGCGGATCAAACTTAAATTTCTGCTCATTTGCCGCCAGCAGCTGGGCGGTTGTGTACATCGACATAAAAAAATCCCGTAAAAAAAGCCGCACAGGCGGCCTTTAGTGATGAAGGGTAAGGTTAAACGATGCTGATTGCCGTTCCGGCAAACGCGGTCCGTTTTTTCGTCTCGTCGCTGGCAGCCTCCGGCCAGAGCACATCCTCATAACGGAACGTGCCGGACTTGTAGAACGTCAGCGCGGTGCTGGTCTGGTCAGCAGCAACCGCCAGAATGCCAACAGCAGCACCGTCGGTGGTGCCATCCCATGCAACCAGCTTACGGGTGGAGGTGTCCAGCATCAGCGGGGTCATTGCAGGCGCTGTCGCACTCAATCCGCCGGGCGCGGTTGCGGTATGAGCCGGGTCACTGTTGCCCAGCGGCTGGTAATGGGTAAAGGTTTCTTTGCTCGTCATAAACATCCCTTACACTGGTGTGTTCAGCAAATCGTTAACGGCATCTGATGCCGGGTTACCTGCAGCAAGCGGTGCCGGTGCACCCTGCATCAGACGATCCAGCGCAGTATCACTGCGCGCCTGTGCACTCTGTGGTGCTGCGGCCAGAATGCGACGGGCCGTTTCCACGGTCATTCCGGGGGTTTCTGCCAGCACGCGTGCCTGTTCTTCGCGTCCGTGAGCCTCCTCACAGTTGAGGATCCCCATAATGCGGCTGTTTTCTGCCGCAACCGCTGCGGTGATCTGCGCGTTCACGTCCGGCTGCGCCGCGCTGGCGTTCTCGCCCTCCGTCGCTTGCACCACGGTGGTGATGTCAGCCTGCGAGGCAGTAGCTGAAACCGTTGTTGATTGAGTCTCTTTGGTCATTCGCCCTCCTGAGAGACGGGATTTACGTGCATCCAGTGCATCACGCATGACGGTGATCGCATCGGTGCTGTTAACAAGTTCATCAGCCAGTCCGGCATCAATGGCCTCCTGACCGCTGTACACTGCAGCCTCGGTATCCAGCACAGCCTGCACAGACAGGCCGGTATATGCCGACACCTTCTGCGCAAACATCTGGCGGGTTGCATCCATCCGGGACTGCAGTGTCTCCCGGACGTCATCCGGAAGATGGCTGTAGGGGTTGCCATCCACCTTATGGCTGCCGCTGTAAATCAGCGTGATTTCCACACCCTGTTTCTCCAGCGCAGCACCGTAATTACTGTGAGCCATCATGACGCCGATGGAGCCTGTCCGGGCGGTCTGCGTGACCAGACGCCGGGAGGCAGCACTGGCAAGCAGCTGACCTGCACTGCAGTTCATGTCGTTGGCCAGCGCCCATACCGGTTTTATGTCACGCACACGGGCGATGATGTCAGCGCAGTCAAATGCTCCCGCCACCATTCCGCCTGGCGTGTCCATATCGAGCAGAATGCCGTCCACCATCGGATCGCTGGCAGCCTGTTGCAGACGGGCGATAATGCCGTTGTAACCGGTCATCCCCGAATACGGCTGCAGCGCCCGCGTCCGGCTGACCAGCGTGCCGGACACCGGCAGCACGGCGATGCCGTTCATGACCTGATAACTGCGGGCCTGTCGTGGTCCGTCATCATCACCGGATAACGCCAGCGTCGCGGGTGCCTCTCCGGCAGCCAGGCTGTCACCGGACACCGCATCCGTCAGGCGGCTGATCCCAAGCTGGCCTGCAAGTGCACAAAAGAAAACCCGCGCATAGGCGGGTTCAAGCATCAGCGGCTCATTAAAGGCCATGCTGGCAATATGCGGGAGATTACGCAGCTCTGCTGTCACTCTTCTCCTCCTCTGTTGATTGTCGCAGCCCGGATTCAAATGCCTCAGCCGCCCAGGCGGGCGGTTTAAGACCAGCCGCGCGGCGCTCCATCGTTTCACGGACCTGCTGGGCAAAAATTTCCTGATAGTCGTCACCGCGTTTCGCGCACTCTTTCTCGTAGGTGCTCAGTCCGGCTTCTATCAGCATCACCGCTTCCTGAACTTCTTTCAGACCATCGATGGCCATACGACCGGAGCCTATCCAGTCGCAGTTCCCCCAGGCACTACGGGCTTCCTGAAAACTGAAGCGCGCTTTTGAAGGTAACGTCACCACGCGGCGAACGATGGCCTCTTCCAGCCAGCACAGAAACATCTGACTCGCCTGACGGGATGCGACGAATTTTCGCCGCCCCATAAAGTGCGCCCACGACTCGTTCGCGCTGGCCCGTGCCGTGGAGTAGCTCATCTGGGCGTAATTCCGGGAAAGCTGCTCATACGAGACACCCAGCCCGGCAGCGATATACCGCAGCAGTGACTGCTCAAACACGGAGTAGCCGTTATCCGTGTCCTGAGCCGTCTGCAGGTTCAGTGAGTCACCCGGCATCAGGTGCGGCACTTTTGCGCCTCCCAGCCGGACCGGTGCTGCGGCGTAATACGCGGCAATTTCACCAATCCAGCCGGTCAGCCTTTCCCGCTGCTCCTGACTGTTCGCGCCCAGAATAAAATCCATCGCTGACTGCGTATCCAGCTCACTCTCAATGGTGGCGGCATACATCGCCTTTATGAAAAGACAGGAAAAAATAAAATTTAAAAACAGTACATTACGAATGCTCAGACCTATCGTTTAAAGGAGTCGCAATACACACTGCAATACACGATTATTTATAAGATGAGCGGCATCCGTCATAAAGCTGGTGGATGCTTTTTCTATGCATATATGCACAGTTTTAGTGGGCGTTAATGTCGATATAGGGATCCCCATATCGAGATTGGATACCTGGCTTTTTTCCGGTTAACCTTTAATCAGGCTGGTGGGCTTTACCTGTTTTGTATGAGTGGTCATCATGACCATGTCATAACAAAAACCCCATATTCGTGGTTTTTCTGTGTCGGGCTATTCTGTCGTTGCTGTGCTGATTTGGCTGGTGGGCTGAATCATCATTACGGCGATGCAGCTATGTAGACGTTCCTGCCTCCTCAAATTGAGGATTGTGGAAGAATCAATGGGTTAGTCTTACTTTCCCGACATCCCCCAATGGGGGTTTTCGAAACAATCAATAGCTTAGGCTTACTTCCCCGATTTCCTGCATTGCAGGTTTTCGAAATAATCAATGGGTTAGGCCATCGTGCAATTTTGCACTTTGCCAGCCAGCGCAATGTCGCGTTATCAGTCCTCAGATGTGAGGGATGTAGCCAGCTTTTCCCCCAGTGGGGGATATCCAGCACCGACGGCTTAACTGTGCGTGCCAGCACAAGGTAGCCTTGAACTACTTACTGCATCCCATCTTACAGGCCGTGCCTTCCTGCTTAACTTTTTGCAATGCAACAAGTCAGCCAGCGCAATTTTGCGTTATCGGGAATATCAGCAAGTTACCGCCGCAATCGTTCCGGCTTCTTCCACTGGTAAGTATTTTTCGCGCTCTCCCTCCGTTGTTGAGAACGGCGACGATATGCCAGCAACTCAAGGACTCTTGTTCGTATGTTGCGCATATCCACGCCGTTAAGCTCAATACCGTCACGGCGCATCACCTCAGCCACTACACGCACATAATTATCTGCGGTCACGCTGTCCGGCTGCGTGGCCTGTTCGTCATGCTGCTTGCTGATTCCACAAGCACGGCGGATTAATCGCAGTATTTCGGATTCAGTCATAGCGTACTACGTTACTTATCTTTATTCGGCTGCAACTTATCCGGTACGTTTCCGGCAGTTTCCATCAGATAATCGGACAGCATCAGCGGTATGTTTTCGTCAAGTTTTGCGCATGCGTTACAGGCTCTGATAACTTCTTTTTTCAGTCCATCCAGCATAGACGGCTTCATGTCGGGAAACTTCCTTGTCATGGCAAGCGGCAGGCTGTCCATGATTGAAGAAATCTGACTCGCCAATTTTGAAAGCACGTATATACAAAACGCTGTATCAATAACGTCGCCGCGTTCGCGCTCGTTTTTAAGCTCCTGCGCCTCTGCCTGTGCTGTCAGCAATCTGATCCTGACTCGTAGGAGTTCATCATCATCAATCTCGCCTTTGTCGTCTGTAATCTGGTTAATTGCATTGCTAACCCGATTGTCTATTACGCTGGCAACATCATAAAACGCCTCGCGGCCTTTACGTTCAACGGGAGTCACTCCCCACTTGTCGAACGCTGTCGCACTTACACGGCAGCTTTGCGCCATGTTTTTTTTGTTCATCAGGTGCGATTTCATCAATATCCCCACTTAAGTAATGTTTCAGGTTGGTGTATTGGCTTTATCTTTTCCTTTTTATTCATAGAGATAGAGCGAACAACAAAACCACCACCAGCACCCGAAAAAGGCTCATAAATAGCGAAAACCCGCGAGGTCGCCGCCCCGTAGCCTACCGGATCGCCGGAAAGGACCCGCCAGCCAGAACGGGCCCTAATTTCATCAACCAATCAACTTATAGCGACCATCCCGTGCATTGCGACGTACACGCTCAATCTTGAGGCATAGCGCCGCATCTGGCTTTTTTGGGACAGGTACGCGGCAATATTCAGAAGATCGAGGAATATTGTTTATCCAGTCGATCACTTCACTTAAATACCAGGCCTTACGCCCTTCCGTAACCTGTACGCGTTCGGGGAACTCTCCGCGAGCCTCAAGGTTTAGCAATGTGCGACGGCTAAGGGTAGTAAGTTCCATCACCTGATTCATATCAACAAGGCGTTCACTTAAACGCATTTTGTCAGCAATAGCCTTTAATTCCTCTACTGCTGGATCCGGATACATCATTTCGGCAATTGGCTTAAGGTCATTGTAATGATTCTGCATTGTATCCCCCTTTACACACGAGCCAGCGGCTGAACAGAAATACCTGAGCCAACAAACGCGGCAACCTTTGCCGACAGTTCTTTTACAGACTCAGGCCAGTTCAGAGCATCAACATTTAAAACACCTGTCTTATAAACCTGTGCCTGTGTTTTTTTCGCTGTGTCGATTTGTACAGCGGAAACATAAACCGCTTTACCTACGCTCGAACCATCCCATACCACCAGTGCACCTGTTGCATCTTCCTGCATCAGTGGCGTAAATGCAGGAATTACCCCTTTATTAGCTGAAAATATCCCCAGCGTAGTCACCAGTGCTTCAGTGCCAGCCATGAGTTCAGTGTAATGAGTAGCCATTGCTCCCCCTTAGCCAATGCGAACGGTAACAAAACGATTGATGCGGGCCGGTATTGGCTGTGGTGCTGAATGTGTCTGCACATATTCAATAGCCGGATCACCAGGCACAATATAGTTTTTCGGTGCAAGTTCGGCTTTAGTCAGCCCCATTCGGATTAGCTCCGGATCCTGAATACCGCCATAGGCGACAATCCCCTGAAGAGCCGTATTGCCAAGCACCATCAAATCAGGATCAAGGAAATGTTTTTCTGTTCCGTCCTCGTCGGTATAACGCCCGCTGTAAACAACAATCGCAACATCGCCCATATACCCTTTAAAACTCACCGAATCACCAAGGTCTTTAAGGGCCGTTTCCAGTTCGGAATTAGAACCACGACGGGTATCCAAAGCCTCTTTTATCGCTCTGAATGAACGGTATTTCTTCCATACATTACCACCCATAATGATGATATTAGTGACGCCCTCACTAAATTCTGCGTAGCTCTCAATATCATCATTTGGATCAAAAGTTTCTTTATCCTTACCTGACCACTCAGTACCGCCAGACTGAGTGATGATATTTTGTGGTTTTATATTCCAGTCCAGCTCATAACGTTCAATACCATCGCCCTCAATGATATTTTTCCCCGTTGTGATTGCCTGAACAGCAAGCCATTCAATACGTGCACGAATAGCTTTAGCCTGATTTACAATCGCCTGTTTAACTTTAATATTACGCGCCCCAAAAGCATTGTATTGCTCAGGTGACACACCAGCAGGGCGCACAGCTAACTTATTTGGATCAATGCTGCTTTTCGGCTTCATATAACCTGGACGAATTGTTTTTGATTCGTATCCCTCATCTCGTGAAACTTTACTGCCCACCATAGGAGAGCAAAACGCCGCGATCGGGATATTTGGATCGTCGATCGTATCAAGAATAATGTCTCTCGATTCAAACATTACCGAGCGAGTGAAAAACAAACTGGTAAACAACGCATTTAATTTTTTTTGCACATCTTCAGCATTAGCCACCTGCACAAGCTGTGTAGGCGAATATAAATCAACCATACTCATCCTCTTTACATTCATTACAAATAATTGTGAATATATTCTATTACCGATGTCTGCTATGCGAATACATGCAACCAAGTGCAATGTTGTATAAAATATGCCGTAACAACTTCAGTGCTGATAATTCGTGTTAATGTATTTACTTCCTTTGGTCGGGATTTATGTAGCATGCCGGAAAATCTATTTTTTTCCGGCATCTTTTTGTTTGCAGAATTTAAAACGGTATATTATCGCCGTACGGATCATCATTCCCCGACTGTTGTTTTGCCCTGTTCAGTGCGTCAGTGGCCTGCCCCTGCTGGCCTTTTTTGCCGCCCGGTCGCGCCGTTCGCGCACTGATTACGCTGTCTGCGATAACCTGCCAGCCCCGCCGAGTTTCGCCGTTCTGGCCTGTCCACTGGCTTACCTGCATGTTACCCGCCACGCTCACCAGTTCGCCTTTGTGGTGTTTTGCCAGTGCGTCGGCCTGTCTGCCAAACGCCAGGACGGATAACCACATCGTCGCCGTTCCGTCATCTGCCTGGCTGCACGGCAGGGGAACCGCCATACTCGCCATCGCCATTTGTGTCCCTTTGCTGGTGGTCTTTAACTGCGGGTCAGCCACCAGCCGCCCGTAAGCCGCTATCTGTGCTGTCATGCTGTCTGCTCTCCGGTTTTAACATTGATGGTTGTCACCTGTTCCGCTTCGGCAATCTCCCGTTCTGTCAGCGTGGCAAAGTTTGCCGCTGCTGTGGTCATGAATGCGCTTATCAGGTCGGGATGTTCCTTCGCGTATCCTGCCCGTGTGTGGTGGTCTATCGCTTTGATTGCCACCTTTAAGGAAAGCTCTGTCATGTCTAACGCTTTATATTTTGCCTGTGTTCTGTCTCTGCGAATTTTGGTCATTTGTCGCCCCTGATTCATGTTTTCGGCTGGCATGTTTGTTAAGTGATTTTTATGTATGCGCATTTATTTTCACCCCCCCTCGTTTAAAAAGTTTTTAGTTGTGCCTCCCCCCCTCTACCCATCTACCCGAATGCTCATCATGTCAGTAATAGCGCGGCTTTCAGCGGGTAGATAGCTTTTTGACTCCTCTACCTGCCGTCTACCCTGCTACCTGAAACTGATAAAATCAGGTAGAAGAGGTAGAGAGCTTTTATTAGCCTTCTACCTAGCCCTATACCCACTTATCATGTTGAATAATATGCGTTTATTTTGTTCAGGTAGATGGGGTAGATGGCTTTTACAAAAAATTATAAAAACGCGTCGCAATCGTCTGTTGTAATTGCGTTGGTCTGCGTTACTCCCTTAACTTTTCGCGTAATATATTCATGCCCGTAAACTTTCGCCGCTGGCTTCATGGCCTTGCTGAACTCAGCCACGTTTAGCGGTTTGCTCCTGCCCGCGTATGCCATAAACGCCAGATAGACGCGGTAAAGGCTGTTCCTGGTCGTGTACTTCACTGAATCACCACCGCCACCCATCATCAGGCCGCGCGCTTCCTCCAGAAAATTCAGGAACTGGCAAAACTCAATAACCGGATCCGTCTGTTGCTTTATTGCCAGTGCTTCATCACCGTCACGCTGTTCCAGTAGTAAAGCCCGTGCCTTCTCAGGGTCGGTAAAGTTCGCCAGCAATCGGCGGATAATAACGGGGATTTCAGCCGCAATCTTTTCCGGTAGCTCCCTGTCTTTTTCGGCCTCACTGACGATATTGTCGAAACGGAAAATCACGCGACGACGTGCCACACCTCCGGCCCGTTCGGTGAATATCATCGGGTTGTTGTTGGTCGCCAGCACCACCGCCCTGATTACCGCCGTGAAACGCTTTTCATATTTCGGGTTAATTTCCACGGGGTCGCCGCCTGTGATTTTCTTGATGCCCGTTCCTTCGCCTGTATATTTCGGCTGGTCAGCCAGGACGATAAGACGACTCCCGACAACCTGCGCACGTCCACCAGCATCATCAAGCGATGTCATTTCAGCGCTTACCGTGTTCTGTTTCCCTGCCAGAAGGCTGGCTATGTGTGTGAATGTACTTTTACCGCTCCCGCCGTCTCCGGTGGCCTCAATAAACATCTGCCAGTCGTACCGGTTCGCCATAATCATGTACAGCGCGGCACATATACGCATCATCTTGCGCGGGTCTTTTCCGGCTGCGTGCTCAAGCCATTTATGAAAGTTTGGCGCGTTATCGCGGATGTTCTCCCCTGGTGCTGGTGGCGTGTACTCAATGCCGTTGTGCGTGGTGATCCAGTTCTCCGGCGTGTGCGGGGAAAATTCCCCCGTTTTCAGGTCAAGCGCACCATTGGCGAACGGCAGCAAATCGCCAGACGGCTCGCCCATTGGTTCGGCAATAACTTTTAACGCTTCCACGGCGTTATTGATTACGCGCTTGCTGAAAGTGGCCCTGTGCTCTGAATAGATCGCCACCATTTCGCGGCTAAGTTCCATTGTGCTGACCGGACACCATACCCCGCCGCGCCATACGTGAACGATTTCACTTTCAGGATGTACGCAAACGCCATCAAAGCGATCGGCAAGCAACTGCGCGCGCTCACTGTCCGCCATCTGCGAAAGTTGCGCCTTTTGCTTTACCGGAAGCTCAATGACCAGACCATCAGAAAGATTCTGGCGTTCACGGGCCAGATATTCGCGCCAGTTCTGCACCTCCTGGCCGTGCATACCCTCAGGATAAAAATTTGCATCCTGTACGCCTGCTGCCGCCAGCTTCTGACCAATCGCCTTTATCATTACAGGCGCAAGATATCCGGCCCTGTATATGCGTGCTGATTTTCGGCCTTCCGGCACAATTTGCAGATTATCCAGTTCGGATAGCTGCTGCTCCCCAAGCCACACAGGAGGCTCATTATCTCCGGCCATACGCGCATCATGTTCCTGCCATTGTTTCGCGTGTGCCCAGGCATCACTACCCGCAAAAATAATGACTTCTGTTCCTTTGTGTTTTATGCCGCGTGACTGCTGTTTTACGTTCGGTGCCAGTTTCATTTTTTACCTCTGAATCCGTTAATCATGGTTTTCATTTTCTGGATATTTCCCCACGCTTTTTCCCTGCTGATGGGCTTACTGCGGGGTGCGGCATATACCAGGGAAAAATCACGCCGGAACTGATAAACAGGCATCACGCAGTCATAGCTATACCCCTCACGGCGGTAAGTGATGCGCCGTTCTGCCACGCCTTTAATCGTTACCGTGCCGCCGTATTTATCGCGGTAAATATCGCCGTTCATAAATTCAGGTCGAGCGGGGCCGCTGGCAATAAAGCCAGAATTTTTCATTTCCATATTATTTATTCCTCGACTTAACTCGACTTATTTGATAGCAGGGCACTATTTATTGCGTCATTGAGTTTTTCTGCTGATTCATCAATAAGTGACAACAGGCCATAAGCAATATTTGCATCTTCATTGTCATTTATGCAATCAAGCCACATATTTAATATTGCTTTTGCTGAATTATTTAAAGTTAATGAACTTTCTGCACATGCTAACAATTTAAAAAAGACTTCCCGTTCTGTATTCATTTAATCCCCCACCAGCTTACTTTCTTCCTCAATCAAAAAACTAGCGACACTTCCCGAAAGACGCGCCAGTAGGCTCGCCAGTGCGGATATATCAGCATCTGTAATTTTGTTCGGGTATACCTCAAGAAGGCGGCAAATAATTTCTGTCTGGTGCGCACGTTCAGCGGCTTCGTGTAATGTAATTTCCTGCATTAATGCACCTCTTTTAATTCATACACTGCTGAAATAATGACTTGTGATAAGCCATATTCTGATGATTCGCTTCTCACCGCAGCAATAGCCGTCTGAACATTAACAGCCTTCACATTCTGAGCGATACCAATTGTGTGGCCTAGTGGGTTAACCGCACGAGCAAATACACGAAAGGTTTTAAGCACGGCATACCTCCTGACGAATACGGGCGGCGAATATCATCACGCAGCCAGTTGGGGATTGCAGCCGGGCTTCCTGTTCGCTGGCGGCCTCGATGTGTATTACGCGTGGTTGTGCGGTGCTCAGGGCGATAAAACGCCAGATGTATTTATTCAGGTTGTGCGAGCCCCGCCCTTGCGGGTGTGTGGTATGATTTCTCATAGCTACCTCGATACTGTTGCTATCGTTGGTGGTTAGAAGCCCGGTTAGTGTTAGCGCACTGCCGGGTTTCGTCGTTTCTGCACCTTGCACCAACAAGGTGTTGAACACCAATTTAAACCCAGGTGTTGAACACGTCAAGTGTTGAACACTTGTTTTTTTTCCTGCATACTGCATTTGTTTTTTGTGAGGGGTACACAACATGGCGACAAAAGCAGTAAACGCAAAATCACAAACAGTTGCGGCAAGGGTTCCGCATGAAGTTATGAACAATGTTGAGGCGGTAAAAATGCCTGGTGAAAGTACAGGGCAGTTTGTAACAGCAGCATTAAAGCGAGAAGTTGAATACCGCCAGCGACGCAAGGCTAAAGAGCAAGAATAATCACTATCAGCGCTGTGGTGTGAGGTACTCCGGCGCATTGCTTTACAGGTCGGCACTATGAGCAAAAAATACCTATCCACTGAAGAGATTTTCGCAGAACAACGAAGATTGCTTTTACAGAGCATTGTTGCACGCCAGAAAGAAAAGGCACACGCTAAACAAATGCCACCAAATACAGAACCAGCGCCTACAAAATTTGCGCTTGATGAGTTTCTCAATAAACAGCCCCGGGTAATGAAAGCTAACAGGAACCGCCCACCAGGCTGATCACATTGCCCACCAACCTGATAGCGGCTATCATCCTCGTGCTTATGTTTAGTGTTTTCCCACTGGCGACCGCCCCCGGTCGCCTTTGTTTTGTCACTGAATGCGGTTACCAAAGTAAAACTCAGGCTGATATTCACGTATCAGCGTTTTTTCTTCTTCCTCCAGCTCACGCTTTTTGCGCTTACATGCCTGTAGCTCTCTCCCCTTCTCGCTGGCACTTATTTGATATTGCTCTTTACGGCGGGAAAAATCCTGTAATGCACCCCACGGGATACCATAAGTCCCCGTTTTTCTGATACCTGGTATCACATTTCTGAATACCCAGTTACTGAAACGATGAGCAAATGTGCCAGGCGTCGTTGCTTTGCGGCTGCGGGCTATTAGTTTGTAGAAACCTGACTCAGAGATAATTCTCATATTCTGATTTCCTCCTGGGGTGTAAGTTAAATTTACTCCCTTTTCATCATCATCAAGCATCTGCAACGCCGTACGCGAATTGGTTAGTTCCAGCGCAGCACAAACATCTTTTGCAACAAACCACGGATCGCCGTTCAGATACACCACACGAACGTTCACACTATCAAAGCGCAGAACGACGAGATCACGAATATCGCAGAATTTTTTCACTGGACGAGCGTACCCCTTGCCCGTCACGGCAATATTTTTATTCATCGCGTTTTTACCTTATAGACAAAAAACCCCTCGTGATGAGGGGCATTATTTACTGGTTATTGCTGTTTTGTTTTTCCAGGTTTCCATCCAGGATGCCACTCACCACGGATCCATGCCTGAACCTCTGAAAGTCGATACCCTGCAGCACGTTCACCGATCTTGATACGTCGCGGGAATTTACCTGCCTGCTCCATTTTCCAGCGTGTTGAGTTTGCCAGCGTGGTAAGTGCTATGCACTCTTTTTCACGAATGAACCGATCAATGTCCTTCATTGTGCGCAAATCGTTTTCATCAACAAGAGAATAAATTGCCATATCACACCACCTCTTTATTAAGCTCGATAACGTTGTTGTTAAATCCTGCTATCGTATTAAGGTAATTAACCCACATATTAAGCACCTCAAGTTTTTTCTTTATATGCCTGCTTTTATTGTAAACACCAGCAACCCCTTTCACTTTATGACCTAAAAGAAGTTCGACAATATAAGGATCCGCCCCCATATCATTAAGCGTAGTGGAAAATGTGCGCCTGAAATCATGTATGCACCACAAGCCATTAGTATCATGACCAAGACGCCTGCATATTCTGTTTGCAGCCCCTGTTATTGTCGCCCTTTGCAAAGCACAACCGACAACATAACCGCGATTTTTTGTTTCTGCGTAAAGATTAACGATCCATTGTTTTATTCCGTCAGGAACAGGCCTTACTATAGCCTCCTTGTTTTTGCTGTGCTCTTTTGGGACTGTCCATACCCAGTTTTTTAAATCCCATTCGTCCCAGGTGGATAGCCTCGCCTCCTGCTGTCGGCAACCAAACACCAGGCAGATAACCATTATTCTTCGGTTATATATTGATGACAGAGTTAGCAAATTATTACCGTAAGCATAAGACCATACATCAGCGGTTTCATTGATATTAAGAACGCGATCCCTTATACCGGATGAGCGCCCGACATAACTTACGTTAATATCTCCAAAGGGATCGCACGCGATGTATTGCCTGACGCGACAAAAACGCAACGCCTGTTTGATATCAAGAAAAATTGCACCAGACATAACAGGCGCATTTTTTTTGATCCTGTCAAAGACGGTAAGCCATGTGTGTAATTTGCACTGTTCTATAGCCATATCACCGATATAGGGGAAGATATGCTTTTCAAATCGTTTTATTAAATATTCATGCTCTTTTCTGGCTGTTGTGGCGTGATTGTCGTACCAGTAAAACAGCGCATCCCTTACGGTCACTGGTTGCATAGTTTTTTCGGCAGCAAGTTTTATTTGCCTGCGGGGGTCCAGATTTTCAGCCAGCCATTCACGGCACTGATCACGCATGCGCCTGGCCGTTGCAAGAGACATGTCAGGATAGCGACCAAGTGTAAGCCATACCGGAGGGGATTCCCTGCCACCAAGACGATAGTAAAAAACAAAGCTGATCCCCCCAACCATGCTTACACGCACAGACAACCCGCGCCCATCCGCTATTGTTTTTTGTTTGTCCTGCCGTTTTCCGACAAGACTCTTTAACAGTTTGTCACTGAGTTTGTTTTCAATAGCCATTAAAAGCCCTCAAGAGATTTGCAATACACACCCATCCCGATCGCCAATTTGCAATACACATTGCAATACACAAAACCGCGAAAAACTGGAAGGGTGATGAACGGTCATCAAAAGTATGGAAAACGACATTCCAGACGCAGCAAGGGTTTCAGTGGAGTTGGCGAACGATGCGGGCAACTACGGTGAGATGATAGACATAAATCGCCTTCACTATGGCCGACTGAAGCTGTGTTGCCTGCAGGGAATCGAGCATCTTCAGCCGTTCCATGACGCTGTAAAACTGATTAGCCCCACGGGTCTGCCCGTCCTCCACCGGCTCGAAAATATGCAGCATGGCCGGACGCCCGGTGGGAAGTTCACGCGGGATCCGTTCCCATCGTCCACTACCAGAGAACGGAAAATCATCCTCACAGATATGGTACGCGACGGCACGGCCATATCGATCGACCTCCACACCGGCCCGCAGAAAACGGTTCCCCATACCGTGTCCAGGCGTGTCCACCCGTTTCGGACTCACAGCTTTAAAACGCGTACGGAATAACTGCGTGGTTTCTGTATCCCAGACCGGCTGCACAAAGATTTCGCCGTTAAACGCATGAACGCCCACACCTTCACGGATAAATTCCGTGAACGTGCGTTTTCCTTCCACGTCGATCTCGCCAAACATCCCTTCGGCGTATTCCGACCAGGCCGCCTCCACCTCATCGACAAAGCTTTTTGCTGCGGTCTCCCGCATCCCCAGCCAGCGCCAGTTCGGACGGTAGCTGATCAGAAACATATGCCCGACAATGTGATCCTTATGCAGGGCAACCGCATTAGCCGCTATTCCGTTATTGCGCACCAGATCATCTGCCCGGGCATTCCCCAGACGCAACGCGGGCAGCAGGGCCGCATCGGCACTCTGCGCCGGTGGCAACCACTCCGCCATTTGCCCGCCAAATCCTGCGCCGCCACCGTTGTAGCTGAGACTCTCACGAAGCGGAACACCGTTCACATCAATCAGGACAGGCGTTCGTTTCATAACCTCACTCCCAGCGGACGACGGCGACGTCGGGTTGTCCCCAGTACCGACTCCGCATCATTGATCGCCCGGTTAAGCTCATCCAGAGAAGCAGCCGTATATTCAATTCTGCGACCATCTTTCTGGACAGACACCACCCGTTTACCGGTTAATAAATCAAGGCGCGCCTGACGCAGCGCCTGCAGTTCAGCGACTGTAACCATTCACTCCTCCGGACAGCTTCGCTGCCAGTTCTTTAAGGGTTGGCCGGGTCGTCTCTTCTTCCCGGGATTTTGCCAGTACAGCCAGATCAAGCTGCCAGCGTTGCACGGACACACGTAATGCCGCGTAGGCATACACCAGGCAGTCCAGCGCTTCGTTACGCCGCTTTTTGTTATCCCACAGCAGACGCATCTTTCCTTTTTCCCACTTCTCCACAAGCTCTTCCGCGACCAGTTGCTGCGCCTCTGTCTGCGAAAAAATCTCCGGATCATCAGGAAAACGGATGGCATACGACGTGGATTCATCCGCAGGCGTGGGCTCGGCTTTCATACGGGCATAGAGAATTTCTTTTGCGGTGTCTGTCCCCACTTCACACAGATACACGCCCCGCTGATTGCGGGTTTTTGGCATGGTGATCACCGGCTTGCCATAGACAGATGCGCCTTTTACCGGCAGCACCCGGAAAACACCGTGTTTTTTTGACCTCTGATAAACGATTTCGCCATCGATACCCCCGATGTCCCAGCAGACACGGGAAATGGTCATTTCGGTTCCGTCTGCATGGCGGTATTTTTTGTTGATCGCCGCATCCACACGTAACAGCGTCTCTTCCTCATCGGGACGTCCCATAATGATGATTTTATCCACCAGAAAGGCTTCCTCTCCCGGAGCCCATCCCCAGACATACATCTCAAAACGGTTTCGCTGCGAGTCAATGCCCGCCGTCAGATAAACCACCCGGGCTGGCACCGCCGCCGTGTAATGCACGACCTTATCAATCAGTACCTGGTGATCGAGTTTTTCGCCCACGGCCTCTTCGTAGGTCTCGCCCAGCGTGGTGTTCACAAAGGTTTTCAGGCCGTTGGGATCTTTCAGTGCATCCAGCCAGTCATAGACTATCTGTACCCAGGTGGTGAACGGACTGTACGCCGTCCAGATATGGAAAGTGATGGAGCGCGGCGGCGGAATTTCATCACCCCGGGCGCTGAAAAACATCAGGCCGTCACGGGTCCACATGCCCGTGTTTTCACAGATCCACCGCCCGTTGCTCTGATCAAGCTCAGACTGATGGATCACGCAGCCATGATGTTCACAGAGGTAGAAAACGCTTTCGGGGCTGTCCTTCTCCCATTTAAGGCCAAAAGGCGTGGATTCATCGCCAAATTTCAGATACTGCGCCTCCCCACAGTGCGGGCAGGGCACATAAAAACGCATGAAATGTGCCGACTCGTTAGCGGCTTTTTCGATCTGGCAGGAGCCTTTGATTTTAGGCGTCGAGCCGCGAATGGATTTTGGCCATACAGAGCCCTCAATACGTTTATCCCCCAGCAGGGTTGGCGAACCCTCTTTTTCAACATCCGGTTCGAACGAGGAAAGTTCGTCATAGCAGACCACATCCACGGATTTTTCACGGTAGTTTTTGGCGGCAGCGCCGCCCAGGCACCAGAAACCGACGCCCGATGAAAAGCGTTTCAGCGTGAGGGTATTATCACGATGTTTACGACCCAGCCATGGGGAAAGGTCTTTCAGGCATGGCACGTCCCTAATCGTCGTCTCCACGTGAGACTTCATAAAATCTTCAGCGGCAGAATCCGTGGGCTGAAAAAGCAGACTGTTTCGGGATTTATGCTCAATAAAATACCCGACCACCCCCAGCAACATCTTTGTATAGCCAACACGGGCAGATTTAATCAGATTAACAGTGCGGACCTGATCATTCCCCATACTGTTCATGATGGCGATCTGGAACGGCAGCGTTTTCCATTCGCCGTCACCGTATGAGGATTCTTTCGGCAGATAATAATACTGGTCAGCCCATTCAACTGCCGTCATCGGTACAACCCTGACCAGAGGCTGCAGCGCAACCGAAACGGCAGCCATCAGATTATTCAGTTGTTGCTCTGATATATTCATCCAGCAAATCCGGTAATTTATCCCCTGCCCGCGCACACTGATTTGCGCCCTTCGCAATAAGGGTTTTCAGATGGTCAAGATGACGTGGCGTTAAATCCGGGAACTGTCGCTGCATGGATAACGGAATAGAATCAAGCGTACTGGACAATGCCATCGCCAGCTTGCTGAGGGCGAAAACGCAGAAGTCTGAATCGATGAGCTTACCTTCGGTTACCTGATTTTTAAGTTTTTGAGCTACGGCCTGTTCTTCTGTCAGTTCAGCTCTGGCCCGAAGCAGCCTTTCCTCCAGATCGCCCCCGTCATCAGGTGTTCTATGATTGTGTTGTCGCCGCTCGCGATCTATCTCCAGTACAGTTTTAACGTCATAAAAAACTTCCCTCCCCCGACGCTCGACAGGAGGAACGCCCCATTTATCAAATGCCTGAACAGAGATACCGATGGAGGAGGCCATATCACTTTTATTCAATAAAAAGGCCATCTCCTCTCCATAAGTCATCGATAAAAAGCGATACAACAACCATGTGTTTTTACAAAACCATTTGATATCATTTAATTTTTTCACATTAATGACATCAAAGCACATCGTAAGGTTGTTGTATTTATTTTATTTTCACCTTACTTATCAATTAGATATACCAAACAATTAAACAACAACCACCCCCTCAAAAAATCTCATAAATAGCGAAAAACCGCGAGGTCGCCGCCCCGTAACCTGTCGGATCGCCGGAAAGGACCCACAAAATGATAATAATTATCATCTACATATCACAACGTGCGTGTACGCCATCAAACCACGTCAAATAATCAATTATGACGCAGGTATCGTATTAATTGATCCGCATCAACTTAACGTAAAAACAACTTCAGACAATACAAATCAGCGACACAGAATACGGGACAACCTCATGTCAACGAAGAACAGAACCCGCAGAACAACAACCCGCAACATCCGCTTTCCTAACCAAATGATTGAACAAATTAACATCGCTCTTGATCAAAAAGGGTCCGGGAATTTCTCAGCCTGGGTCATTGAAGCCTGCCGTCGGAGACTAACGTCAGAAAAGAGAGCATCTACATCAATCAAAAGTGATGAATAATGAATATCCCGGTTTCTTTACCTCCCCTCCCACCCCGCACAGGACTGGCGAACGTGTGGGACAAATATGTGAGTCATAAACGCCTTATCTTCAGAAATGCAGTTGGCATCCGAACAGGACGATATTGTAACTTCACCTAATTACGAGGCATTGCAGTAGTTGAATTGTAGTTCTGTATTAGCCTGACAGTGACAGAATGCGATATTGACTCTGTCACAGGTGAAATAGTTTGAATGGTTAGCAGTTATGGCGATCAGTCAACCACCAGGGAATAATCCTTCGAATTCTTATCGTGCTTCACCAACGCTGCCTCAATTGCCCTGAATGCTTCCAGAGACACTTGATGTTCTATACATGCAATTACAACATCCGGATAACTCATAGAAATGGTGCTAGTGAGCATAGTTTTTACACGGACCTGATCCAAGGATGAGTCATCAGTGTATGGATCTTTATGCATTTTGTCGCTCCATGCGTTTGCTCTTCACTTGCGGCTAAAAATATAACGTCAAATCACTCAGCATGAAAGTGTGAAAGTTTCAGCGCGTTTCCCTTACATAATCTGTCGTTTGTATTCTCTCCAGGCATACCGGAAAGACTAGGTATTGTCACACAACCAATACCACCGACTATCGAGATTTATATCTATTCGGTAATGTTTAAATATAACAAAACCCCGTAAAAACGAGGTTTATGGGTAAATTGTATTGTTGAATAGCATCTGATAAGAAATTGATGCTAATACTATAAACATACTAGATTAAATCAATCTTGATATCATAGCTTTCAAGACCAGTCATTTTTTCCCGTGCAGTAAACTGGATACTGGTAACTTCTTTCCCGGTCTTTTTCTTAAGCTCAATAATTTTTTTTGTTATATATTCAGAAATATCTGCTTCTGTTTTTGTTTTTAACTCTTCAATGTTCATCATTTCCTCTTTTAGTCTGTTATGACTTTCCTGGTACACAGTAGTGTCAATTATATGGAGCAAACGTATAAAAGATAAGATGAAACATCGCAATAATCAACATACGACAGTCTAAATTTCGCACAAACAGATAAAGATGATTATCCTTTATTATCAAGGCATTAGAATGAAATCAATTCAAGAGTCTCATTGCTGCTTCCAGAATTTCTTCTGAAGTTACATGTCGATCCGCTGCTACATAAATGACTTTATGATCTCCGGTCAGAGATGGAAACCCTGCAGCCATTACAGTGAGATGTGTTGTTTCGCCATTTGGATATTCACGCATGATGGTGTTAACTCCGGTCATCACTGGCACTACCATTGCTGGTTCAGAGTTAAAAAAAACTATTATTTTTTTCATGATGTTACCGTAATATGTGAGTATCCATCGACTAGACACTAAGCAAAAAAGCTCCCGAAGGAGCCTTCATTTTCACTTTCTTAAATCTAACGACAGACGGCTAACATTTAAGTATTGTGAAATATTATCAAATGTAATCATCATTGATTTACAAAAGATACATTTTGCCCCGAAAGGATTCCTGTCAGAAACATCAAAAGATGATGTTCTATACTGAGAACCATGGCAACACGGGCATCTAAAGTGAATATGGTTTGTAATATTTTCTACCTCAAAGTGCCACTACATGAACAGCCGCGGGGCCTTTAGGTCCGTTCTCAATACCAAATTCGACTTGCTGATTCTCAGTTAACGTTTTGAAATCGTTGCTCTGAATAGCTGAGAAATGGACAAACACATCTTTGCTACCATCTTTCGGCGTGATGAAACCAAAACCTTTTTCAGGGTTAAACCATTTCACTAAACCAGTCATTTTGTTAGACATCATTATTACCTTTTGAAGAAGTTAGCCCTTGGGCAGAATGGTCCGAAAAAAATATCAGAGAGAAAAACCAACAAGGAAATCTCAAGAGGTACAAATAATAAAATTATAACAATGACTGCTTCAGATAATTTTGTAACAAACCAGAACACCATTAACGCATGATTAACCAACCATAGCAAGGATTACTTTTGTAAAGAAAAACACACGAATGAAACAATAGCTTTATTTATTAATAAAACGTGTCATTCTGTCTAATGACCTTTTATCTTACCCTTAAGATTTCAAGGATTTTGACTCATGGAAGAGTCCTTTTTATTTAAATTTCACATTCAGCACTAAAAATAATCCGATTTAATGTTAATCTACATCTAATATGTTTTATCCCTTAAAGATTCATAAATCCGTTGACAAGTCACTCCTGCGATGTAGCGTTTGTCAGCAATTTCAGCATAAAGCTGAGCTTCTGCTGCAATATCTCCGAGCATGTTGGTGAGCATTCCTTCGGCGGCTTTGGTTGTTTTGCCTCTGACGGCAGCGGCAAGATTTGCGGTATGCTGCGCTGCGTCAAGGCGTATGGCATATTTTGTTGCTTCGGCACGCAGCTGGTTAACACTATCAGACAGATCAGCAGCCCTGGCAGAAATTTCAGCGGCTTTCTGTTGTGCATCTTTAACAGCCTCATCACGGGATATAGTTCGCCCCTGTTCAATTATTCGAGCAGCAAATTGGACATTTACCTCTTGAGATAATTCGGCAGCATCACGCTCCGCCCATTTTTTTTGCCATCCTCTGTCGCTCCAGACATTACCTACGACAAATCCTACCAACACGAGCAAAATCACCGTGAATATCTGATTCACTGTTCTATCCCCCAGCAGGTTAATGCACTCTCCTGGTCACGACGAATAACCTGACCGTAACAGTTATTTGATCGAATGCGGCAATCGCGCCCCCTGTCCTTAATCCACCAGCGAATCGCCTCGCAGGCACCTTTACGATCACCTGCATTCAGCCGCTTATAAAACGTCGACGGGAAACACTTACCGGGGCCAATGTTATAGGGACAAAATGACGCCATACCCGCTTTCTGTGGTTCGGTCAATGGCACTTTAATATTGCGCTCCACCCATGCCAGCGCCTTATCCCGTTCAATGGCATTAACCTGATCGCATTTTTCCTTCGTCAGTTTCATGCCAGGAATAACAGGTTTACCATCCACCATCGTGGCCCCTCGACAGATGGTCCATATGCCGGAACCATCGCGGTATGCCGTAGTGTGGTTACCCTCTTTTTCATCCAGAAACTGGTCAAGTATCTCAGGAGCAGATGCGCCTGCTCCAATCAGCGCCAGAACGGCCGCTGACAGGCCGTATTTGATTTTTGCGTTCATGGATATTTATCAGGATTTATCGGTTTCTGAACCCTGGATATGTTTATCTGTCCCGGCCTGTTGAATCAGGCGGGGAAAAGGTAAAGACAATCAAGAGGATTATTTATGGACAATAACACCATTTCTCTACAGGAGTTGCTCGACTGCATTTCAAAGCTTCGGGATGATGTAAATGCCCTCACTGTTGCATTTTCATATTTGGCCTTATCAATTCCCAGAGAACAAATGCAACCAACACTGGCATCGCTCCTGCTTGAATCACGCAACCCCAAATGGTCCCAGGAACAACAAAATTCTTTCAAGTGGCTGGCGGCATTACTGGAAGAAAAATATGCTGGTAAAATTACCATTTCGGTGGAGTCTTCAGAGAATCAGTAATTCTTCCTGGTGGCTTTCCTTTGTAGGTTATCCACACATTCTGCGCCTCTAAAATTATGGGGCGCTTTTCCGGCGACTGCTCATCCCCTACACATAACCCGGCAGCAACATCCAGGAATACCTGTCTGATTCTCATTCTGGCTGCTGCCTCATAAAACTCCAGCGCGGCACCTTCAACACGGTCCAGCGAGATGTCCAGGTCAAAAATTTCACCGTCAAAGCGTTTTTTGTCCCGTAAGGCTACAGTTACCGCCACTTTATTCTCAAAATTGCGGACTCCTTTCACAACCAGTTCATAGTCTTGTGTCATTGGATTACTCTCTTCTCGCAACCTTACGCCTGTCTTCTTTAATCTTGAAATAAAGGTTTGTCAGATACGTCAGCAGGCCAAAAACCAGACTACCCAGCACACCGATTGCAGCCCACTGTGACGGAGTTACTTTATCGAGTAACTGCAATGCCCAGAAACCAGCATTACCAGCCGATGTGCCATAGGCGATACCTGTTGTTAACTTATCCATTGATTTCATATCCTCACCCCGATGTACACAGATGGTGCAATATGTTTGAAAAGATCGGAGTCTATGGGGTAGTTTTTATAGCAAACGTTGTTCTCAACGGCGCTAAAAAACAGACACATTAAAAATGTGGGTAATTATTTTAAAAGAAAATCATATATTAAATAATAATACGAGATATGTTTTCATATTTAGTGTACTGTATACGGCTATTTATACAGGAAAAGCCTATGTCAGAACGTAAAGACTCAAAATCACGCCGTAATTATCTCGTTAAATGTTCCTGCCCAAACTGCACCCAAGAGTCAGAACACAGTTTTTCAAGAGTACAAAAAGGTGCCCTTTTGATCTGCCCTCATTGCAACAAAGTATTCCAGACAAATCTTAAAGCTGTAGCTTGATTGATTTTATTCGTAACAAGTATTTTTTATATTTTAATAACATATTTAAAGCAGATAATAAAAAACCCGCCTGAGCGGGTTTAATATTGTGGTGCTTTTTGTGGGAGTCATCCACTTACGCACTTTGTTTTGCTATGCCAGCAGTTAGCTTCTGCTGTAAAACTATTCATGCAGCAAACCTGCACTTCACCACAATGGTTAGCATACTTTTCCTGATTAAGTTATTGCCAAATATGCTGGCCATTGTTTCATGTATTGGACCTCCTTACTATTTATTAAAGAGATCCAATATTCACCACTCTGTCTGTATCTCCACTCAGGCATCAGCCTTCTTCGTTATCGTATACAGACAAACTATGAATTTTAATCAGTAATTATGACATTTGCTGCTGCAGGACCTTTAGCACCACTCTCTACAGAGAAGGTAACCTTTTGACCTTCAAATAAGGTTCGAAAATTATCATTCTGAATCGCAGAAAAATGCACAAACACATCTTTACTACCATCAACAGGAGAAATAAAGCCAAAACCTTTATCAGCGTTAAACCATTTTACTAAACCAGTCATTTTATTTGACATTCTACATTCCTTAACTTGAGCCTTTCGGCATAAATGGCTTGTATAACAGAAACGACTTCGTACTTAATTGGAGAGACTCAAAGAAGGAATAAGTGAATAACACCTGAAATGAGAACTGCTTTAGTAAACTACTTCGTATATCGTCTGTTCTTCAAACCGACGCAATCATTAACGCATAGTTGAACATATGAAGCAATGTTTATTTTAGACATCCAGCCATCTTCAACCCCATCAAAAAACTATAGCTTTCTTCAGGAAGGTGTGTATAGTGCGCCCAGTTATCAGTATTAAGGAATTTTTTTGTCCCGTAAAATGACAGGAATTGTCAAAACCTTTGACGGCAAAAGCGGCAAGGGTCTTATCACCCCATCCGATGGTCGTATCGATGTCCAGCTTCATGTTTCAGCGCTCAATCTCCGCGATGCAGAAGAAATTGCCACCGGATTACGCGTGGAATTTTGCCGGATAAATGGTCTGCGTGGCCCTTCAGCTGCCAATGTTTACCTTTCATGAGCTATATTAAAGCTTTAATTTCAGGCCCCATCGAATCAAACATGGAGAGTTTTCATGGATAACCCCGTCTGTCTTGATGACTGGTTGATTGGCTTTAAAAGCTTATGCTGTACTTTGACCGTAATAGCTCTGCTAATAATGTAATAAGCAGACTCATTGTATCTAGGGACATTGTACTGGAAGAAAACATTTTAAACATCAGGCAGAAAACAAAGTCACCCGATAAATAATAAGTAAACAAACATGAATCCCGAAATGAGATTCAACATCTCTATTACCCTATTTAAAGCACAAAAACCCGCTCATCAGCGGGTTTTCTACTTTTTCTTAACGTCGGGTATACAAAGCCCATTGTTGAAAACACTTTATCCATATTTTTTGAAAAATGCAAGCATTACGTCGCCATCTTCGGCGAAAATCATTTATCTCGTCACTTTTCTTAATTGCACCTCAGCATATGCTTCTTCCTGCCAGCACTTTGTAACCAGTTTATCAATGACATCTGCATATCCTGTGTACCACTGATAATCAGTCAGGGCTGGTACCAGCTTCTGGACATGACACCGCGCCAGTGTCGTTGGTAAACGACTAAACCGGTTTCCATTGCAACGCCCACAAATCTTATAAACAGGCGCGCCATGAAGCCGGGTCCTTTTTTCATCCAGGACAATACCTTTACCCTTACACCCTCTGCACGCTGTGCTGACTTCTCCCTTACCATGGCAATGCTGACATAGTTCCTTCACCCACTCTTCCTTGATAACAGATTCCCCGCTTCTGGAGTGTTTCACCACTTCGCGCAATACATTATGAAATCCAGTACCTGCACAATGCTCACAGCGAGCCTTACTTGCCGCAGACCTGGAATAATCAGCAAAGGCAAAATTCACAAGGTAAGGGATGATCTGTAACCGGATTTCTTCACTCAATTTATTCAATGTCGGGTTATCCAGTGCCATCGCGTAATTGAGCAGACCTTCAATCGCAAACTGAGGATCCTGAACACCAACTTTTGCCAGGAATAATGCAAAACCCAGTGGTGCTTTCGACTGCACCATCCCCTGCGCAGCCATCACATCCGTAATCGTTAAACCACCCGAGCCTGTCGCCGGTGCGTCATCACTCAATTTTGGAGATTTTGGGGAGTAATATTTTGGTAAGGCTTCAAGGTTCATGCTCGTTCTCCACTTACGCCAGTACGCCTGTTGCCAGCGCACGATCGATAAAACGAAATATCAGCTCCAGCTGGGAGCCATACTTCTCTTCAAATGCCACGGTATCCGCATGCAGCTCGTCGTGATGCTTTCTGCACAAAGGCAACACAAAGAGGTCATGCGCTTTTGTTCCCATTCCACCCTGACCGTGACCTATCAGGTGGTGGGGATCATCAGCAGGCTTTCCACAACATGCACACGGCTGTGTCTTAACCCAGCGCGTGTACTTTTCATTAACCCAGCGGCGACGTTTTGGGCGTAACATAAAAGACTCCGGCGACTCCGGATCCACTTTCAGCGCCAGCACCTTTTTAGCTTTATCCTGGATGATGCTGGTGGCAGGAACCGAAGGCACAAGGTCACTTTCCCGGGTGACAGATGGCACAACAGGCTTCGGTAATCTCAGTGCCTTACGGGCTGCACTTTCCGGTAAGGCATCCGCCAGATCATTACGAACCAGCCACCAGCACAGTTCCGGCATTGTCACAACGTGACTGTCATCAAAACCGAGATCCCGACGCACGACAGACAACACCCAGCGGGCACAGTTATCCGTTGCCATTGATTCCAGCCGTTCCGTGAACTGGTCACGCAGCTGGTTATCGCAGTGCCAGCACAGACGAATTGCTCCCGGAGCGTGCCGCATTGTGGTCATGTTCTCGCTGTGCCAGTCAGAATGAGGCCACTGACAGCCCTTTTCACGAAGTAACCAGCTTTCAAGACATTCCACGCCACCAGCACGACGGATCACTGCCTCATTGCGGAACACGGTCCGAACGGCAGGATCATCCGCCAGCGGTTGTGATGCCGCCGGAACGGCACCACTGGCGAAAGATGAATAACGTTCCGGCTCTGGCTCCAGCAGGACACGCCCCTGCATAAACAGGGGCATCAGCTCTGAACCTGGCCTGAACAATACGATCCCCATACGCGGGGCAATTTCAGGCGTCAGTAGTGCTCTCACGGTCACCTCAATGAACGGTATCGAGTAGCTTTAACAGCTCAGGGAATCGGGATTCGAAGAAATGCGGCTGCGTCTCGCGCGGATTTGCGGGACTGGTGATGTTCTTGCCGAACATGCAGCCTTTCGCCGTCAGCGACCAGAATTTTTTGATGTTGTTAATCGCGGTACGGCTGTATCGTTCGCGCTGCTCGACGATCCCCAGCTTCACCATCTGGTGATATGCCTGATTAGCTGTCAGGCGGATACCATACTGCTTCAGCAGTGCACTCAGTGACAGCGTGGGGCGGCTTGAGCCATCAGGCGCGTCAGCAGGAGCATCAATGGCATAGCGCGGTGCCAGATTCGGTAAGCCAACAGCCTCCTGGAGTTTCTGACAGGCTCCAAGCACTGAAGAGTTAGACAGATTTAACTCCCGGCGCATAAAGTCCAGCAGAATCACGCCAGCCTGCATCTTGTCAGCAGCCTGTCCGGATAATTTTTCAGGTGCGCTGGTTACCATGTCGAAAGTACGGATCACCTTCAGATGGAATGACGGGCTGATCCACATTGCATAGGCATACACCAGTTCTTTGCAGACATACGTCCCCTGGTTATTTCCGCCACGAATAACGTTAACTGGCTCTATATTGACCGAGTTGCAAATCTGCAACTCGCTTATTAAACGTTCAGTTTGCTCATTGCGGAGCCAGAATGCAGGCTTATGCTTATCCAGAGAATCGGCAGCCCTGTGCAGATCGTTCAGGCTGTAACGACCATAAGCATCACGACGAACTTCAATACCATCAATGACCATCAGATTATTCATACTTCGTTTCTCCTCTTAATCAGGCGGCTGCACCCGCCGGTTTCTCGTACTTACTGATAGTGATCTCAACCTTCCCTTCCGGGATAACCGGTCCCCACTCCACCAGCATTCTTTTCACCTGACTGTCGTCTTCCCACACACCCGCGTGGGTCAGGGCGTCAAACAGCGCCTTGTTATAGTTGTCCAGATCGCGGATCCGGTTATCCGGAGGAAACAACACGATCTCCACTGAAGCAGGT